TAGAAAGCAATTTGCTTTTGTAGATTTAGAAGGCAATAGATATGTAGCATTAGGTACAGATAAATTTTTATTAGTTTATTTTGAAGGTCAACTCTTTGATATTACACCTTTAAAAACAAGTATTACCGGCGCACAACTCTCAACTAATTCTACAACAACTTTTACAATTACAATGGGATCAGCTGCAACGGGTACAGTATCAACGGGTGGTAGTATTACTTTAAAACCTTACGAGCCTGTGGGTCCAGCAGAACAATCTTATGGTTATGGTTTTGGTATTGGTAACTATGGTGGAACAATTACCGGTGTTGTACAAACAGAATTAAATGGATCACTAAGCGCAGATACTGCTGGTACAGGTGGGTCGGGGACCGCTGTTACTGTAGATTCAACTACTGATTTTCCAACTGCAGGAACAATTGCAATAGCAAATGAATTAATTACATATACATCAAAAAATTCTACACAATTTTTAGGTATTACTAGAGGTACAAATGGAACAGCAACTGCTGGTACATCAAATGGTCAAGCACATAGTACCAACGCTGTTGTTAAAAACGCAACTAATTTTACAGGATTTGGTAGTGCGGTTGAAGCATCAACGGTTACATTAGAACCAGGCCTTTGGTCACTTAATTCTTTTGGACAAGTTCTTGTAGCAACAATATTAAATGGTAAAACATTTACTTGGAATGCAGGGATCGCGGCTAGATTTACAACAAGAGCATCAACAACTACAACTACTTTTTTAACTACAAATAATCCAACTGCAACACGAACAACTTTAATTTCACCAACAACAAGACACTTAATTCATTTTGGAACTGAAATAACTATTGGAACTCCATCTACACAAGATGATATGTTTATTAGATTTTCTGCTGATGAAAGTATTAATGAGTATACCATAGAAGCTGTTAACACTGCAGGTTCACAAAGATTACAAGATGGTACAAAAATTGTAGGAGCTTTGGTTGCAAAAGAAAATATTCTAGTGTGGACTGACAATGCATTATACACAATGAAATTTGTAGGTGCGCCTTTTACATTTGGCTTTGAACAAGTAGGAACTAACTGTGGATTAATAGGACAGAACGCTGCAATTGAAATTGATGGTGTTGCTTATTGGATGGGTAATAATGGTTTCTTCTCGTTTGATGGTACAGTTAATACTTTACCTTGTAGTGTAGAAGATTATGTATTTGATGATATTGATACAACTAAAGGTCAACAAATTAATGCAGGTATTAATAATTTATTTACAGAAGTTGTTTGGTGGTATCCATCAACAGGATCTGATTTTAATAATAGATATGTAGTTTACAACTACGGACAAACAACTCAACCCGTTCCTATGGGTAATTGGTACACAGGTACAAACACAAATTCAATTAGAACAACTTGGATTGATTCATTAGTATATCCTAGACCTTATGCAACAGCATTTAATAGTTCTAATACTGGAACTTTTCCTGCAATTATAGGTGAGACAGGATTAGGTCAAAGCGTATTGTTTGAACATGAAATAGGAACAGATCAAATTAATCCAAATGGAAGTACAACGGTGTTAACTTCTTTTGCACAATCTTATGACTTTGCTTTACAGACCGATCAAGGTATTGGAGAATACTTTTTAGCTATGAGAAGATTTCTACCTAACTTTAAAAATTTAGTAGGAGATGCACAAGTTACTATTTCTGTAGCGGATTACCCTGCAGATCCTAATACAAATACAGCTTTAAGTCCCTTTACAATTACTTCAACTACGACTAAAGTAGATACAAGAGCTCGTGGTAGATATGCTGCGCTTAAAATAGAGAACACAGGATCAGGACAATCTTGGAGATTTGGTACATTTCAAGCTGACCTACAACCAGATGGAAGAAGATAATGACTAAAGTAGTAGTAAGATTACCAGAACCAAAAAAAGAATACAGTGAAGATAATCAAAGACAAATTAATAAAGCATTAACTAATATTATAGAACAATTAAACTCTACATATTTAACACAATTAAAAGAAGACTCTGAAAGATACACTTTCTTTGGATTAGGATAAATGGCAAATATATATAAAAATGATAAAGTAAGTTTAACTAATACAGATCTTACAACTTTATACACAGTACCCTCTAACTCTAGAGCTATTGTTAAATCTATAAACGTGGCAGAGGATGCTGCAAGTACAGCAGTTGTAAAAGTAACTTTAACTAATGCATCAGGCACAGCTTTTGTAATTGACAATGATGTTAATTTAACTTCTGGTTTAAAAGAACAAGTGTTAACAGAACCTTTGATTATGGAAGAAAATGAGATACTAAAAGTGCAAGCGGCTAGCGGAGCGGTGGACGTGGTTGCATCAATATTAGAAATAAATAGAGAGGACAGATAATGTCATTTGTAGAGACAGAAGCTTCAGTTAGATACGAAGTAATTAATGGTAAAAAGGTACCCGTCATTACACCTAAATGTGAAATTACTTTAACTAACATGGAAACAGGTCAAGAGTATATGTCCGATGCAGAAGCATTAGCAGATGTACAAAATACAGATACAGCTACTAAAGCAGAACACATAAGAAGAGACGTTAAATTAACCGTAGAAGAGATAAATTTAGGAGCAGGTAGTAATATATTCTAGATTGACTAGAGGTAAAAAAACAAGTAAAATGAAAGATACTGGCTTAAATCAAGAGTGGCCATCTTGCATTTCACTTATATAACACAATAAAAATTATGGGATTTTTTAAAAAAGTATTCAGACCAGTTCGTAAAATAGCAAAGAAAATTATACCTAAAGAGATTAGGCCTTTCTTACCTTATGCAGCAGCCATGATTCCAGGTGCTCAAGGTTTAGCATCTTTAAATAAATTTATGACTCCTGTATTTCAAAAAGCTTTGTTAGCTGGGGCAACTTCAGCAGCTACAGATGAAGATGGTAATCCTTTAAGAGCGGCAGCTTTAGCAGCAGCTCCTGATGTTTTAGCAAAAGGTTTAGGTTCAGCAGGTAGAGCTTTAGGTAATGTACAACCAGATTCAAAATTTGCACAATTTTTAACATCAAAAGGAACTGGGTTAGAGGCAACATTAGCAAATCCTAGTTTTACAGATTCAGTTAAAATAGCTGGTGCACAGGCTGGAATAGATCAATCTGCAAAGTTTGCAGAAATTAGACAAGATGAAATAGATGAGTACAATAGAAATTTATTAGAACAAGGTGTAGCTAGTAAAGTAGATAGAAGAAATGCAATTTTTAGTATTTATAAAAATGCTGGTTATGATGATGATTATGTTAATACAATGTTAGATACATATGGTTACGCAGATGGGGGTATTACTACTCTTAAAAGAGGTTTAGTTGATCAAGCAGGAAGTTATGCTGGATTTGATATGAGTAAGGCTGAAGCTTTAGCTAATGCAAGATCAATAGATGATGTAATACCGGCTATGTTTAAAAGAAGACCAAAGAAAAAAACTGAAATTGTTAAAGTAGAAGATGAAGAAGATGAAGAAGGTAATAAAAAAAGTACAACATTTAATATTAACATACCAAAAAATGAAAAGTCTAATTTAGCTGGTGGTTTAATGGCAGCAATGGACGGCGTTCAAAAAGCATATGGTAGAAGTTTTGGAGAAATGGAACCTGTACCTATGATGAGATTTGCTAGAGGCGGTGAAGTAGAAATAGAAGAGGAAACAGAAGATTTAGGTATTAGAGATTTAATGAGAGATCAAGGAGTTGAGTATGGCGAACAAGTATCTAACGCTCAAAACGATGAACTTTTAGAAAAACTTTTTGAAGAGTTTTTAGATTTAGGTTTCTCACCAGAAGATGCAGCTAAAAAAGCAAGAGAAGCTTTTGATGATATGAGTCAAGGACAAGGCATAAAAGGAACACAAGTAGCATCAGGATACAAAGATGATATAGAAGAACTGTATGAGCAATATGTTTTTGAAATGGAAGAACAAGGATTACAACCGATGGATTTTGCATCTTTTTTAAGACAAGCTAGATCTGGTATGGCTGGTGGTGGTAAAGTTGGTGCATTAATGGAATTGGGTAAAGCTGGTATAAAAAGTAGTATGCAAGGACTATCAAAATTAAAAAATATGGTAGTTACTAAATTATCAAGAATGACTGATGATGTAGAATTAAGAGGAAGCACAGATTATGCAGAAGACACCGGAGCTTCTTTTGAATTACAAGTTACAGCTAAAACAAAAAAAGGTAAAAAAACTTTAGATAGTTTAGTTGAAGAAGGTGTAGTAGAAAAATTAGATGATAACACTTACTTTATAAGTGATGCAAACACAGATGCTATAAGTGGAATGAAAGGTTTAAAAGCTTCAGGAATGTTAGATGAAGGAGCAGAAACTTTTACAAGATTTGATCAAGGAGCTGGAAGAGGTGTTATGGATATGCCTTACGCTGGATATGATGAAGTAATTGATACCTTTAGTAAAAAAGCTGAAGGTGGTATAATGAATAGAAATTTATTGAATACAGGTATGGATAAAGATATGAGAGGTGGTGGATTTATTCCTGAAGGAACTAAAGAAAAAGCAGATGACGTTCCTGCAAGATTATCAAAGAACGAATTTGTAATGACAGCCGATGCAGTTAGAGCTGCAGGCGGTGGTAGTGTTAACGAAGGTGCAAAACGTATGTACGAAACAATGCACAAACTGGAGGCAAAAGTATAATGGCTGAAACAATAACAAGACAACTCCGTGAACCATTTGTAGAAGCAGCTGGTTTAGGTATAACGAATAAAGGTTTAGAACTTCTTAAAACACCTATTCCTACATCTACATATACAGGTAGACAATTTGTACAAGGTCAATCAGCATTAGAACAACAAGCAGCTACAGCTGCATCAGGTTTAGATGCTTTAGTAGGACCACAAGCTTACAAAGATTACATGTCACCTTATCAGCAAGAAGTTATTGATACTTCGCTTGCAGCTATGGACAGAGAACAACAAAAAGGTTTAGCGGGTATAAGACAAAGAGCAGCACAAGCTGGTGCTTTCGGTGGTGGTAGAGAAGCAGCATCAATTGGAGAATACCAAGCAACAGGTGATATTGCTAGAGCAATGTCAGAAGCAAATTTAAGACAACAAGGATTTCAACAAGCACAAGCAGCAGCGGCAGGCGATTTAGTTGCAAGACAAGGTTTAGGACAATTTCAATCTGCGATAGGAGCAGGCCAAAGACAATTAGATCAAGCTAAACTAGCAGCAGACCA